TTACCGAGAGTTGGTCTCCCATAGTGAGAAGGCTATCTATGAAGCATCTCAGGTGGATAATGAGGACCTCTTCGATATTTTAGACTTAATGAGCAATAATGCGGGCGATCAGTTTTATATCGAGAGCATAAAAACCAGTGCAGCAAGAACGAGGCTGATCATCGAGCACGTCAATGAAATGCTGGAACTCTACAAAGTATATTGTGAGAAATCTTTAAAGCCGGAAGACATGAGAAGATATCGTGCTATTTATGCTTTGTATATTCAACCAGAGCCTAAAACATGTGAACAGATTGCAGAGGAAGAAGGAGTGGAACCAAGAACGGTTTACCGAGATGTGTCTGCAGCCGTTGAAAAGCTTACTTTTCTCATTTTTGGTATAGATGGTATGAAGTAGTAGGTCTGATGTCAAAAAGATGTCATTGCCATGTCAACACGTCCTATGATAATATATAGCATGTAATGATAGATTGACTTGGCAACCAACTTTGCACCAAATGTTACACCATAAAAATGAGAACGAACTGTATCGTTCACAAAAAGAAAAGGCTGGAAAAATCCAGCCTGTGCGGATCCATTTCAAGGAAAATGAACGGGTTGATGAGGCCCTGATCCGCATAAAAATTATATCGTAAAAACCGCATAAAATCAAGAAAAAACCTTGAAATAAGCCGGTTTTATGGTAGAATGAAAGTGTAAACATAAACAAGTGTCGGAGAGTGATGACTTCGACAGAAAGTACAGCAAGGAGTGTGCTATATGTCAATCTATACCAGCAGATATTCAAATCCAGAATTGAGAAAAGGAATCTACACAGCAGTCAGAATCTCGCTCGGAACGCCAAAATGGAGCATCGGGTATCCATTAACTGGAGAATTGAAAGACCTTATGCCGTTTGGCCTCCTGAACAAGTATGAGCTCTATGAAGATTTCAAGCGTGAATATTTTATGCGCCTGGACCGAATTGGTGTATCAAGAATACGTTCTCAGCTCCAGCAGTTTGAGTCTCTTGGCAAAGATGTTGTTCTTCTATGCTATGAGGATATTCGCAAGGGACCAGAGAATTGGTGCCACAGAACAGCATTTGCAGAATGGTGGCTGCTCAAAACCGGTGAAGCCATCAAGGAACTGTATGACCCAACACCAGACCCTACCGCCCAAAAGCCTAAGGTGGCTACGAGTTCAAATATAGTCAAATCAGAGGAAGTATCACCCTTTATCCAAATGAGTCTCTTCTAAAGGCTCACAGGGGTTCCACGTGAACCCCTAATATGCGAGCTTAGTTCAGTGCAGAACCCCAGATTTCCAATCTGGAAACGCCAGCTCGGTACTGGCAGCTCGC